GCATTCTAAAGTAAAGTCATTATCTGATGAGTTCTCATCTGCAAATCCGCCGTCTGCGGTAGATCCATAATAATCATTATCACAAGGTATTGTTAAATAGCGTGTGCTTGTTATATTAGTTGCAGTTAATCCGCCTGATACTAAAGGAATTATTCCTGTTGTAAATCCGCCCGTAATTGTTCCATTATTTCCGCAGCCAGAAATATCAGCGGCGGTGGAACCAGAAGTTTCATCCAACGGCCAGAAGCCTATTGGATAATCTTTAATTACCTTTAGTTGGTATGTCATAATATTATTATACTACAAATTAAGATAGGCCAAAGCGGGTCTTGTAAGAATTATACTCTTGTTGAATTTCTGCTACAGAAAGCGCTTTTGTATAAACTCTAGCAATTGCAATTTTGCCACGAAGAGTTTCAAATATATCTGATCTGGTTCCTAAACCAACTGGAGTATTAACTTGTTTTTCTGTTGTTAGACCTTCGGTATTATCATTGCCATAATTTAAAGATGTAATCAAGTTTCCATTATTTTGATACCATCTAGCAAATCCATCTGAAACATCATAAGTCCATACAGACAATGTCCATGTATTGGCTGACCACGAATTTGTATTTAAGTCTCCGTTTGCACCAGCAATAACTGTACTGGAATTATGATGATAATCTCCTGTTGGATCAACAATATGGTTAAATTGACCACTTATATTATCATAAGATGAATCAATATTGTAAAATCTTGATAGCAAAACTTGTCTGCTTGTTTGATCACTTTGAAACCAACAAACTAAACTAACACTTCTAGCTCTATTTAATTCTGTCCATTTATATTTTTCTGAAGCTAAAAATCTTGCATATCCCGCAGCATTACCAAAATTTAAAAATCCTCCATTAGCAGTTCCATATGTTAAAGAACCTCCAGTAATTAATGGTATTTCACTAATATCTCTGTGTGCTAAAGATGTTCCAGATGGAATAGTTGCTCCATCTGAATATACTAGATCAGCTGCATCAAAATCTAAAAATAATTCATCTTTTGTATACAAATCTGTAAAGTTTTTACTTTCTCCAAATGTTATGCTGCCGTTGCCTAAATACTTATAAATTCTATATCCATTTGCTATAGTAACTATTGGATTTCCTGTAGTTAATGCTGGTGCATATTTACTTGGATATCTTAGAATAACAACTCCAGAACCTCCGTGTCCACCCATAGACCTATTTCCAGCTCCTCCGCCGCCACCAGTACCTGGCTGCCCATTTTGACCAGGATGTCCTTTATCTCCAGCTGGGTTTCCAGCATTTCCTCCGCCACCAAGTCCTCCTGATCCAGAAGCAGCTCCACCATTTTGAGCGCTTCCTCCGCCGCCGCCTGCATAATAAGTTGGTATTCCAGTTATAGAAGACTGAACTCCAATTCCACCATTAGTTCCTGTAGTTGATGTATTTACATCTCCACCAGGACCACCTGCACCGCCACCGCCACCACCTGGATAATATGGAGAAGTCCATGAATTTGTTCCTATAGAGTTTCCTCCACGATATCCTTGTCCAGCAATTCCAGCTCCTCCAGGGGCATTATTGTCTGGATTTCTTTGTCCACCTCCAGAACCTCCAACTTCTGCTTGTTCTGCTCCTGCTTGTGCAGCGCTACCTGCGCCTCCGCCATATGCAACAATATTATGAAAAGCTGACTTATGTCCGTTTTCTACTCTTTGAGTTGCTGTATCTCCTACTACTCCTCTTCCTCCACGACCAACTATAATTCTGTATGTTACTCCAGGAGTTATTTGAAAAACTGGTTCCGCTGAAGCTCCGCCACCAGATGATTCTCCTTGAACAGAAGATCTATATCCACCAGCACCACCGCCGCCACAAGAATAGTATGCTCCTGCACCACCGCCGCCGCCGACAACAATATATTCTAGTGTAGGAGGAAGTGCTCCAGACAAACTTGAACTTTTTGTATTAGAAGAAAATCTTTTTGTAGACATTAGTAAACTATTGTTCCTGTTCCAGTAAATTTATATACATAAAAATCTCCATCTATAATTTCTGTAACTGTTCCAGAAGTAGAAGCAGCTTTGAATAAAGATCTTAAAACTATAATACCAGATCCACCATTTCCAGATGCAGTTTCATATGAACCTCCACCTCCACCACCTGTATTTGCTTGTCCATTTATATTTGTATCCCAAGCAGTTCCTGCAGAACCTCTTCCACCACTTCCACCACCGCCTATTCCACCAGGCCCTCCAACTCCACTGTTTCTACTTCCGCCACCACCACCTGCATAATAAGTTAGTGTTCCAGTTATTAAATATCCTAAGCCATTACCTCCTGCGCCGCCTCTACCTCCTAAAGCTGACGCACTTGATCCTGGAGATCCTGCTCCGCCACCACCGCCGCCGCCTACATTTGTTTCTCCAAAGCCTCCTGGATTTCCCTGTAAAGGAGTTCCAAAACCGTATACTGATGCATCTGGAAATTCTGGACCACCGCCGCCAGAGCCACCAGTAGATTTTGATCTATCTAAAGATCTTGTCATTCCGCCGCCGCCACCAATAGCTGTTAAAGTTGTAAATCCAGATCCAGAAATAGAAGAATCTTGTCCTTTATCTCCATGAGATCCAACTCCATTTCCACCATTACCAACTGTACATGTATATGTAATTCCACGAGTTAATTCTAATGCTGGACCATTTGGAGTTTTTGGTTTTTCTGAACCGTAATATAAAAGACCTCCTGCACCTCCGCCTCCTGCTCCACCACCAACACTCGTGCCGCAGCCTCCGCCTCCTCCAGCAACTATTAAAGCTTCTACGCTTATTGTTGATTTAAATGGAGATAGAGAGGCATTTAAAAATCTTAAATTACCTTTAGTAAGAGATGAAAAGCTAAGCCTAGAAAATCCCACGGCTACTCCTATTAAACTATCTCAGAACCAAATGCTTGGAAAGTTAAATCTGCAGCAGATGCATATACTTGAATTGAATTTCCAGTAGCAAGCGTCAGGCCTAGAGTTAGTGCCGTAGTATCATTTGCTGGAATAGAAACATCATAAGCAATATAATGTTCATTTGCTAATGTTGTACCTGTTGTTGGTTTAATTGCAATACGATATGTTCTTGCTGATGCTGATCTATTACATACTGTAATTGTTGAAATTACAGCTGAAGTTGAAGATGGAACAGCATAGAGCTCTTCCATTGTAGTAGCAGCAGAAGCTTTTCTTCCTAGTACTTTATATGCTGTTGGCATATCATGCTCCCATCAATAAGAATACATCTGGCAGTGGGTCTGTTGTAATGGTAGCCCATGATGCCGATGTTCCATTTGTTGTTAAATACTTCCCAGAATTATTAGTTTGAGAAGGAAGGGCATCTACCGTTGCCCAAGAAACTACTGAACCATCTGTTGTTAAAAATTTTCCTGTATTTCCAGATTGAAGTGGATATTCAGCTTTACTATTTATTTGTGTTTGAATTGCTGAAGTTACTCCATTTAGATATTGAAGCTCTGTATTAGAAACATCGCCAACAATTAAAGATGTTGCATCAATTGCTCCAACTTTAATATCTGCATATGCCAATCCTGCTCCCGCAAAATTTACAATACCAGAAGCTGGGGCAACAGTTGTATCTTTAAAGAATTTATAAACTCCATCAGTAGCGTCACGAACAATACCTGTATATTTTGCAGTTCCGCTAACACCATAATTTCCAACAATACCAAGGTCTAGTGCGTCTGTTGTGTTTCCGCTACCAACTGTAACTTGAGCATCTGAAACTGAAAGTGTAGTTGTTGTAAGAGTTGTTCCTGTTCCGCCGAATGTAATGTCTCCTTGTATATTTACATCTCCCTGAATACCAACTCCGCCGACAACTGTAAGTGCACCAGTGCTTGGAGATGTTGAAGCAGTTGGAATTTCGACATGGACATTTACGCCAGGAGTGATAACCATTTGAGTATCATCAGATGATAGACCACCAGCTGCAAAAATAATTTTGTTCTGTGTGCCCGTTGAATCTGTTGCAAGAACTAAATTACCTCTGTCATTTTGATCATTACCTGAACCTGATACGAAAATATATCCGTCGCCCTTTCCAGTAATAGTAAAATCTGGATCGGCAAAATTAGTTGAAGTCATACCAATATCGATCCAGCCTGTATCGTCTGTACCGTCATTTGTATAAAGAATTAAATCTGTTGATGCATTTGCTGCAGAACTTGTATTTCTAAATGCTATTTGAGCATAGTCTGGTTCGTTTGTTTGAAATACTGCAATTGGATTTGTAAGACCTGAACCGAATGCTGAAGCAAGATTTCCTACATAAAGAATTGATTGAACTGTTGCTGTATCAAATACGCCAGCTATTGTTTCTGCGTTTGCAAGAGCTTCGATTGCCTTGGATACATATACAAGATCTTTGGCTGTATATTGTGAGGCGGCTAAGCCAGCATTAATCTCTGACTTGACGTTGGTAATTTCTGTTGTAAATGGCATATTGTCTCCTATTAGAAATTATAGCATTAATTAGGTTTAAACCCCTATATTAAGCTGTAAGTCCTCTATATTTTCTTCCGCTGCTGTCATTCTAGCACTTAAAGAAGCGTCTAGAGCGGCAAGGTCGGTATTCAGTTCATCAAATTGATTTACGATATCTAGGCTTATGTACCTATTGGTTAAATATCCTGGCATTATCTACCTCTGGCATACTTAAATGGTGATTCTGCAAAAGCAGCATAAACGTATGTCATTCCACTTCCATTATTATTAGAGTTAGTATCTCTTATTTTAAACCCATTTGATAAAAAGTCAACCGTTACGTTTCCGACCTCATCATTATTTACAAAGTTAGGGTAGAGGCGATTTGTAGCATTTGTTATGTTAACTGGATCTCTTTTACTGTCCATAAGATTCCAAAAATCCCCGCCAGCATCAGTTCTTTTAATAAGAACCCAAGCTGGTCTAAAACCTAAATAAACAAATGGTCCATCATCTGAAGTAGTACCCCTGTAAGAAGCAAACTGACTATACCCAGGAATATCTGTCCAGCAATAAGCTATAACATTTCTATTAGTGCCATACCAATAATTATTTTGATTATTCTGATAAATTAAAGTTGAGCTTGGAGTCGTGTTATCCCAGGGGCCTCCTTGAGTTTCTGGAGCATCAGTTGAATTTATTTTTAATCTTTTTGTAGGTCCTATACTAGCATGATAAATATCCCAGTTATATGCATCGGTAGTATATCCACCTTTTACCATAATAAATTTTGGAGCTTTGCCTAAACCATGACCAACTGTGTAGGCATTTAAATTATTTCCAGTGTTATATTTAACAATAGAAAAACCTGATGCTTGGTTTACTCTTACTGTTGATGTAACAGTTCCATTATTATTAGTTAAGTCTGTTGCCCCTGCATCCCAGCACCAAGCAATATAATTTTTGCCGTTCTCATTTGTTCTTGTAGAGCTTCCTGGATTAAATCCTGTTTGATTAAAAGAATTTAATCCAGTGGCTAAAGTTTGTTCTATATCTGTTTTATCAGTGCTTAAATGTTTAGTTGTTCCTCTAAGGACATCATAAAGCATATTGTTTGAAGATCCATCTGCATAATCACTTCTATTTTTAATCCAAACTAAGTCTGGAGAAAAATTGAGTCCACCTACAGAAGTAGAACCGTTACTATTTCCTGCATACAAAACTGCATCATAGTATTGATTTGGAATAGATATTGCTGGAGTTGGTAAATTTTTGGTACATAAAGTTTTAAAATTAGTTGGAGCAGTATAAGCAAATGGTCTTTGTCCAAAATTAAAATCAATGACTTGAGTAGTAGATCCAGTTCTAGCTCCAAACGAGAGAATGATTGGGCCAGTTCCAGCAAGTGTTCCTATTGGATTTGTTCCAGTTGAGGGATTTCCGCTATTGTACCAGCTATTATTATTTCCCATATAAATTTTACGAGTATCAGAATCAATAGCTACTTGAAATATTGCTCCATTGCTTATAGCAGAAGTTGCTACTCCAGATCCTGTTGCTGAATTGTAATATCCGTAACTTCCCCAAGGATTAGCAGCACCGTACGCAATACAGTGACCAATATTATTATTTAAATTATCTGCGTCTTTGACATAATGCCAAAAAAATCCAGATCCACCTGTGCTTATTTGAGTATAGGTTGCTTCATAATACCATTTACCAGAATTTGGTGGGATTACAAAGGTGCTACCTCCAGAGTTAGAATCACCTGTAGTATTAGAGGTTAGTTGTAGGTTTCCTTTTCCATAAGTAAACCCAATTCCATCTGGAGTATAAGAGCTTCTATCAAGAGGATTCAATGTTGCATAATTTCCTCTTACTTCTCCGCCAAGACCAGTGTCAGTTCCATAATCGGTAGGAGTATCTAACAGAGCATCATTTTGTATTCCTGCCGCAACGCTAAATCCGCTAGGGGTAAAATTATTTCCATTACCAGAAAAATCTTTTCCTAAAGTTGTTGCCGTCGTTCCAGATGTATCACTAAAATTTAAGTATACTCCATTTGTTCCATAAGACCCTGAATATTGTTTAGGAACCCATTGTCCAGTAGCAGAATCTATTTCTCCAAAAGATGATGGGGTTAAAGCTTGCCCATCAATATGATGATATTCAGCAATATATCCATTTGATAAGTTCGGAGAACTCCATGCTTCTCTTCCAATGTAATGCGTTCTTCCAGAAACATTAATATTTGTAAAATTAAAATTTTGAGATGGATATGTAGCAGTACTGAAATCAGTAATTTGATTTCCATTTACATAAATTTTCATTCTATCACTAGCGGTAGCTAAAGTTGTATCTACAGATACAACGACGTGATACCAAGATGCAAAATCTTTAAATACTGTAGATGTTACTAATCTTGCCGCCAATCCGCTATTTCCTGAATTTGCTAAAAGAACATCCAAGGTATCACCTGGATTAAATGCAACATTGTCAAACCACCCAGAACCGCTAAAATTACTATAGCTTCCTAAATAAAGATATGCGCCAGTAGAAGACCTTTTAGCCCAAGTACTTAAAGTAAATTTATTTGTATTTCCAGTTGCACTTGGAGTTCTTGAAAGCTGAGAGCTTTCTGCACTCTCAATGCGTAAACTATTAGCAATTTTATATTGTGCTCTAGACCCGCTAGATGCAATCACTCCTGCTAATAGGCGGCGTGACATATTAAGCCGCCAAATTGCCGATTAGCAAGAATGTATTACTTGCTGTCACAATTATTTGACAAGAAGCATACTGGCCAGATAGTTTATACTGATTATTATAAGAATTCATAGTTCCACTAGATGCAAATGTGAGTTGACCAGTTCCAGTTTGAACAACAGTTATTACGCTACCTGTTGCAAAAACTCCTGTTGGAATTGTAATTGTTCCAGCAGTTGACCCATTTGATGCAAGTACCAACTTGTCTTTGTCTCCAGCAACTAAAGTATATGCATTTGCAGAAAATACTGGAGTTGTAGTTGTTTGAAGTAATGGAGTATATGTAGATGAAGCTGTAGAAGAATCTAGTTTAGCAGATAGCTGTGTTTGAATACTGGAAGTAACTCCATCTAGATAACCTATTTCTGTTGAATCTACTGTTCCAATTGAGGTTGTGCTAGGCAACACTACTGTTCCAGTAAATGTTGGAGATGCTATAGGTGCATATGTGCTAGAAGCAGTTGAGCTATCTAATTTAGCGCTTATTTGTGTCTGAATTCCAGATGTAACACCAGATAGATAACCAATTTCAGTATTTGTAACAGAACCAATTGTTGCAGAAGATACTTCTAGAGCTCCCGCCTTAAATGGTGCAAATGTGAGTCCAGCTTCTGAAAAGTTAATTGTTGATGTAGGTTTTGTAGTTGCATCCCTAAATGCTTTAATCACTCCGTCTGAAGCATCTCTTGCAATACCAGAGAACTTTCGACGGGCATTTACTGTTGCTGTTCCAACAGGAGATACTGCTGCTGATGTTACATTTGTTGCAGTTTTAGTATATGTAAATGTTGTTGAAGTAGGAACTGTTTTAATATTATAAGTTCCATTAAATGTAGCGTCAACTCCTGTAATTGTAACTACATCTCCTACTAAAAATGTATGGTTTGCAGATGTAGTCAATGTTGCAAGATTATCTGTCAACGCCTTGTTGCTTACGCTAGCTACAATTGGGGAAACTGTTGTAGCATATTCACCAATAAACGCTAGGTCTACAATATCTGCTTGATTATTTGTACCAACAAATACTGCTGGATCTGTAACTGCAAGATTGGATGTTTCTACAGTTGTTCCGCCACCGCCAAATGTAATAGTTCCTTGAATTGAAACATCTCCATCAACATTCATATCTCCTTGAATACCAACTCCACCGACTACAGTTAATGCGCCAGTAGTAGCAGAAGTAGAAGGAGTTGCTATTTCAATATGAACATTCTCATCTGGAGTAATAGTCATTTGAGTATTGTCGCTTTGAAGACCTCCAGCGGCAAATACTATTTTATTTTCTGTACCATTACCGCCAGTAGCAAGAACTAAATTACCTGTTCCTGAAGAATCTGCTGGAGCTTCCATAAATATGTATCCATCATGGATTCCAGTAATAGTAAAGTTTGGATCTGCAAATGAGCTTGAAGTAATACCCATATCAATCCAGCCAGCATTGTCATCGCCATCATCTGTATATGCAATATAATCTGTAGATGCAGCTGAGCCAGCATTTGTATTTTTAATTACAAGCTGTGCGTAGTCTGGTTGATTTGTTGAAAATACCGCCATTGGATTTGTATATCCATCAGTTGTTCTAAGTCCTGCAGACAAAGATCCAACATTTAATTGATCAGCTACTGTAACATCATCTAATGAAACTGCATTTGTCCATGAAGTTGTAGTTCCATTTGTAGTTAAAAGTTTTCCAGAGTTTGATGTTTGTGAAGGAAAAGCGTCTACTGTAGCCCAGGATGTTGTTGTTCCATTAGTTGTTAAAAATTTTCCAGAATTTGCACCTTGGGAAGGAATTGCATTTAAAAGTTGAGATAAAGGAACATTACCAGTTCCATCTAATCCTGCTACGCCATTTGCTGTACCCTTAAGACTAAGAAGAGATACACCTTCTGATACCTCTATTGCTGCCGCCACAGCCTTTGTGAGCAGTAGGTAATCCTGTGCGCTTAAGCTAACGCTGGCAGTATTAAGCTTTGCCTGTAGCGCTGCGTCAAATGTAGTTAAATTAAATGGCATTTTATCTCCTCTTGGCTATTATACCTTTATGCTAAATATCAAGCAACGCTATATTAGTAGCGAAGGCAATATCTGCTTCTAGGTCTGCTAGCTCCGTTCCTGGTATATTTGTATCATCAATTCCAGACAGGCTAAAAGAAATATCGCCAGAGCTTGCTCTGACATATACCTTATCTCCCGTCATAACTGGAAATCTAAAAGTTTCTAAAGAGTCATTTCCGCCAACTGGTGTATCATAAGATACATAAGAATGATTTGCTGGTGTAGCATCTTGATCTAGTGGAACAACCCAAACCCTAATTGTGGCGGGATCAGAAGATTTATTAGCTGCAATAATAGATGATAATATAGTTCTAACTCCAGTATAAATTAAAGTGCTTGTATTTGAAGATGGATTAGATGTTGCTAGTCTAGAAATAGCCATTATTGCCTCTTAAATTCCTCAACTGGAGCAGTAAATGCACCAGTATATCTGGCAAATCTTGATACTCTAAAATCATCTATGTATCCATTAAATGTTCCTTGAGATGGATTTGGGTGATTTCCTAAAGTTAATCTATTGTTTGCCGCAGAGCTTAGATTATTATTAGTACTTGTACTTCCTACAAAAATTCCATTAAAGTATAAAGAGGTAGTTCCATTATTTCTGCACAAGGCTACGTGTGTCCAACTATTTAAGGGCAAAACAGAACTAGAGGTAATTAGAATAGAGTCGTTGTTTCTATATTGTAAAGTACCATCAGTATTTATATTTAATCCAAAGTCATTGCTTAATGAACTGCCAACACACCATAGTCTTCTAAACAAGTTTTCTACAGTCCAAGTTGTTGGATAAAACCAACCTTCTACTGTAAAATTACCAGTTCCTATACCAATTAGAGGTTTGTTTGAGGTAAAAATTATATCTCCAGACCCATCAAAGACCATGCTCCCGCTTCCATATTTTTTAACAGAAGTAGATATCTTAACATCTCCAAATGTTTCAATATTATTATTTCTTGTTGCGTCTATAATTTCTGTATTTTCCGCTTTTAACAAAAGTCTTGTTCCAGAAACATTTGAAAGTGGAGCAGTTGGTGGAGTAAAATTAGCAGTATAAAGTCTTGTACCTGGTAATATTCTTAGATTTGATATATATCCATTCCAATAATTTTGAGCTTCTACGCTTGATGGTCCACCACCAACATGAAACTGTTCTCCAGAAGCATAATTTGACACATTTGTAATTCCACTATATATACCATCTGAAGCAATTTGTGCACCGTTATTAGCATCTGTATATCGAAGTAAACTTTGAGAAACACCATTTATGTATATAGCAACCGAAGATCCATTTAAATCAAAAGCTATATGATTCCATTCTTTTAGTCTTATCGAACCACTTGAATCTATCCAACATTGTTTTGTTCCGTCATACCAATACCATCTAACTCTTCCAGTTTCACGAATACCCAAATTCATAAAAGTATTACCCTTATTCCAGAATGATCTGTGCATATAAGGAGTTGTAGATGTGGCATGACTATCTAAATATACCCAAGTTTCTAATGTTCCAGTTCTAGAGCCATTTTGCTGTAACCATGAAGAATAAGCTGTGTAAGGATCAGAATTATTTCCTACTTGGATTTTATCATCTGTTCCATCAAAGTAATAGGAAGCTCCGTCTGTTGTTGCATATGGAGACATGCTTCTAAATGGAGAGAATGAAGAAATTTCTGGAGTTCCTCCGCCTGCAAATATTGATAAATCATTAGCAGACAAATCTTTACTCCATCTATTTGATTGATTTGCTAAAAATGATGTATTTGTAACTGCTGTTAATTTATTTGTAGGTGGAGTAAATGCAGATGTATATAATGCTGTTCCTTTTATAGTTCTAAAATTAGAAATATATCCTTTAAAATAGTTATTATTACTACTATCACTTATACCAATAACACAACCGTATGTTCCAGAACCATTAATATTTAAAGTGCTTGTTCCAGATTGTCTTAGTTGTCCATCTAAAAATAAACGAACTGTATTAGATGTATCTCTAGTTACTGCTATATGTCTCCATCCAGTTCCACGAATATCTATATTGTCTGTAAGACGTAACCCGCCGCCACCATTATTCATATCAACTGCAATTCCACCAGCAGTTCCATATGAAGAATCCATTAGATATATTGCTACACCGTTTTGATTAAATCCTACACCACCAACAGATGCCATAGCAGTCCAGTATGATTGAATATTTACATCAGGAGTAACATTTACCCAATATTCTATGGTAAATTCACCTGTACCAAATTGAAATGCGGTGTTTTGAGAAACTTGCGAATATGAAGATCCATTATAATAAACAGAATAATTATCTAAAAATGGGCTAAATGATCCTGGAGAAACATTTGATATTTTAGTTAAAAAGACATTATCAGAACTATAGTCAGTAAAAGTACTATTAGATCCTAGATTATTTCCATTACCAGATAAAAGTAGCGTAACTCTATTAAAGAACTCATCAAAAGCACCTAAGAAAGATGTTAATCCAAATCCTTTTGCCGCTGCCGCTGCAATTGTTTCTAATAGTGGCACTTAGCCAACCTCCTATGCAAATTTAACTTGTGAAGCGAGAACTGTATACGTTGCTGATGCAGTTTTAATAATTGTAAAGGTATATGAATCTATTGAGTTAGCATTTCCTGCAGTTGGTGCTGTTCCACCTTGCCATTTTACAGTAACCCCAGCTGCTGTTCCATCAATCTGAAAAGCGGTAGGATAATATGCTGTAGTATTAGTTGCTAAAAATGCTACAGTAGCAGATTGACCAACAGAAAGTAAAGAGTTTAAAGTAGTTCCAGAATTACCACGGAAATTAAATGTCCAGTTAGCTGCTGAGTTTCCTGTATAGTAATGAACTGCTGCTGTAGACAAGTCTACGTTAACTGTTCCAGTTGCTTGTGTTGCAGAAACTGAAACTGTTTCAAATGCTGATGTTAAAACTGGACGTACAAGAGAAGCTGCAGTAAGCGGTGCATAATTTGAAGCTGCTGCTGCAGATTTTAAGTATCCTTGTCCAACAACATACGCTGTTGTAGCAATTTGAGTTGTATTTGTATCTACTGCTGCAGTTGGAGCAGTAGGAGTTCCAGTTAATGCTGGTCCTGATAATGGTGCGTATGTTGATGATGCTGTTGATGTTCCGAGCTTAGCGTCTAATTGTGTCTGAATTGCAGATGTTACACCATTCAAATACTGAAGTTCTGTGTTAGAAACATCGCCAATTGTGGCTGAGTTTGCAGTAATTACATCTGCAGCAATATCATCTACCTGAATATCTGCATATGTTAGTCCGCCTTCAGCAAAATTTACTGTAGTTGATGGCTTAGTTGTAGCATCTTGGAAAAACTTTACTACTCCGTCGCTTGCATCACGAACAACACCAGCAAATTTGCGCTTTGCAGAAACAGTTACAGATCCAACTGGAGAAACTGCTGCGCTAGTTACGTTTGCCGCATCTTTTACAAATGTGAATGTTGTTGATGTTGGAACAGATTCAATAACGTGTGTTCCATTAAATGTTGCATCTACTCCAGTAACTACTGCAATATCTCCAGCAGCAAATCCATGGGCTGTTCCTGTTGTAAGTGTAGCAACATCTGAAGCAAGAGCTTTATTTGTAATTGTATTTGTTACAGGAGAAATTCCTGTTGCATATTCTGCTAATAGACCTAGATCTAATGCGTCTGTTGAGTTATTATTACCGACGAAAATGATTGAATTATCTACTGCAAGAGATCCTGTTTGAACTGTAGTTCCAGTTCCACCGAATGTAATATTACCTGCAATATTAACATCACCCTGAATTCCTACACCACCGACAACTGTTAGTGCTCCTGTTGAAGGAGATGTTGAAGCTGTATTAATTTCAATATGAACATTTTCATCTGGTGTAATTGACATTTGCTCATTATCTGAAGATAATCCGCCTGCTGCAAATATAATCTTGTTTTCTGTACCAGTGCTATCTGTTGCTAAAACTAAATTTCCTTTACCAGTGGTTCCTGTTGGAGCAGACATAAATATATATCCATCATTTGCACCTGTAATTGTGAAGTTTGGATCATTAAATGCGCTAGATGTAATACCCATATCGATCCAGCCTGTTTCATCTGTACCATTATTTGCATACGCTAAGAAATCTGAAGAAGCACTAGCTCCACTAGATCCATTCTGTAGTGCTACTTGAACATAAGCATTTGCTGATTTCTTAACAACAAGTGTTGGGTTTGTAAGAGCTGCGCTAGTAGAAAATGCCTCTGCAGTTGAGCCAAGATATATATTATTTAGAACTGTGATCTCATCGACATCATCTGGTGCGACGACTTTACTTAATGCTTCAAGAGCTTTGGCAACATAGACCAAGTCCTGAGCTGAATATGCAGATGCGGCAAGAGACGAGCTGATCTCGTTCTTTATGTCCGTAATCTGTGTTGATAAACTTGAATAATTTGGCATTTTAGTCTCCTACAATATTATAGCATTCTGGTCGTATTAATCAAATATCCCTAGACCTAATTCTATGGCAATTAGGCGGTTATTTAGAGAATTTGTCGTGCTCACAGTTACTAGCTGTGATGTATCTGCAATTCCATGTACATTTGTAGTCTGAGTAAGGTGGCTATCAAATGAGGCGGTGGAATCATAAATACCATTTAAAGAAAATGACATATTTGCGGTATCTGCTCTCACATATACCGTATCGCCATTTTGTACTGCAAATCTGTGTGACTCTATTGAATTGTATGCTGGAACGTCTACATCATATAGAATATATCCATATTGAGAAGCTAAGGTTGCTCCAGAAGGTACTACCCAAGCCCTAGCCTTTTTTGCGGTAGTATCTTTATTTGTGGCAATAACGGAGGCCATATATGAAGCGGTAGCCGTAAATATCAATGTGCTTGTATTAAGAGCTGGATTAGATATTCCTAAGCGTTGAACTGCCATATTATCCTCCTAGCCACCATGAGTTTGCTAAATTGCTTCCGCCGCTTGTTGAAGAAGAAGCGGAACCTTCAAGAATTATTCTATTATTAGCATCGTCATATGTTGCTGTTATATTTGTGTGATACGGATGAATAAATAAATCATCTATTGCATCCTGATATAACTCTGTACTAGCTTCAACAAATGCTCTAGTAGCGATTATATCTGTATCTACTGCTAATCTATCTTGTCCGTCAAATTAGTAACGAAACACTTGCTGTGTTGTATTAAAATAAAAGTCACCAGCTACTGCTGAGGTTGGATCCGATGGCAGTGATACTGCATTTAAGGGTACTAAGCGTTTTACGGACATTTAATCCCCTTATCCTACAATAACTACTTCGTATGCTCCTGCTGCTGGTGCTACATTGAATCCAACTGTAACTTGATTGTCTGAATTTCTTGTAACATCTGTTTCAACGGTTGCATATGTAGTTGTGTCGTAAACTTGAACGCTTACTTTACGTGTTCCAAGGTTGTGCGTGATTGCATATGTGAGTGCTTCGCCATCACCAATTGTTGCTGTATATTTACGAGCAATGTCATGATAGCTTCCAGATACTAAACCAATCTGCCACTTATCTGTAGTTTCATTCCATAGAAGCTCTGCATCTGCTGAGCTACCACGGTGAACAATAATACCAGCATCAGCTGTTGGAGCTTGTGCCTCATCCATATCACTGTTAAGATTAATCTTATTATCTGTGATATTTACTTGAGTTACGTTAACTGTGTTGATTGAACCAACTACATTTAGGTCTCCACCAACTGTAAGGTTATTGGTAATCGATACATCATCTGGAAGTCCAATTGTTACCGCTGCTGTTTCTGAACCAGAACCAGATACGGTAATTTCATTTGCTGTTCCAGCAATTGTAGCAATATAATTACCAGTTGTTTGTGTGCCAAGATTAACATTCTTAATTGTTACATGGCCATTTGTTGTTGTAAAGTCTGCTGTTTCGAAAGAAGCAATACCCTTGTTTGATGTAGTTGCATCTTCTCCAGCAATTGTAATATCATTGCCAGATACTGAAACATCAATTCCTTCCCCACCTAAAACTCCAAGAGTTTCGGTTAGAAGGTTAATTCCAATTGTAGTACCAACATTGTCACCATTAATTGTGAGGGTTGTTGCTACATCTGCTTCACCAGCCGCTGTTAAACGACCTTGAGCATCTACTGTAAAAGTAGGAATCTTTGTTTGTGATCCATATGACCCAGCAGTTACTGTTGTGTTATCTAGATCGATTGTGGTTGTACCAGCAACGTCTGCGTATGTTGAGGTTAAACCAACGCCACCAACAATAGATGAACCGATAATATCTTGGACAACTTCTGTAGAAGCTCCCATCGGCATCCATGGACCATCTGGTGCTGAAAGTCCATTGTAATAATACATTGTGTTGTTTGTACCATTATAATAAATCTGACCAGTAACAGGGCTTGAAGGCGCAGGACCACTTATGTTTTGAATTCTGGCATTACGCAGCTCGTTTTTGTTCAGATCAATATCTGTTACAAATAATCTTGCCATTTTTCACTCTCCTTTAAGACAGGTATGCTGTCCCACCGAATGGTTGAGCCATTATCAGTGTTATTTGATTAAAACTATTATAGTTTATACCAGTCTCTAATACATCACCAGCACTATTTTTAATAGTTACGTTTGGGTTATACCCAAGATTGTGATTGATTGTTAGATACCAGTATTCTATATCATTTCCAGTAGCTCCTGTTGGATAAGATAGAACCTGATTAGTTGCAAATGGAAATGTTAAAGTACCTGTACTTAGGAAGTAGCTTGTTGCACCATCCCAAGTAAGGTCGTTAAGTTTTGGGCCATAAAATTTTGTAGTAGTTTTATCATAATAAAAGTCACCCTCAACACCTAAATTATTAGATGGGGCTCCTTCACCATTAAGAATTGTTTTACCACGAGGACCTTGAGGACCAGGTGTACCAACAACAACATCATTAATAACTTCAGTTACTACTACTGTTGGATTGTCATTATTATTTACAATTGGCATTAGATTGTAACCGATCTACTTAAAGTCATGAATCCCTCAATAAGTTTTATTTTATTTCCATTACTATCTACAACCATCAAGTCATATGCTGACTTTGGATAAAATAGTTTATTGGTTTGTGTAGGAGTCATCTTACAAGTAATTTTGCCATTAGGCGCATCAATTGTAATTCCACCTAGAGGGGATGTTAGGGTAAAGGCCAACTTTGTGCCACCCTTTGTATCTCTGACCTGCATCTTAGCAGTAGATCCAGTTAAATCAATAGGGTCTCCATCGCTGTCTTTATATTCAACGATGAAACTGAAGGTAGTGTTTTGATCCACTTCCCAATTTTTTTGTCCTGCCATTTGCTAAAATCTCCTAAAATAGGAAAACTCCTATGCTCATTTTAGCATAGGAGCCGTCCTAATCTGTATTCAGTTGTTATTTAATTTTTACTTTTTTGTGAAGCCAAAAGCTGGCTCATTTGTGTTAAGTGCTTTTAGAATAACTGGCAATACTGCCGCAATTCCACCCTTAACCAAATCTCCTGGATCTGTGTTACCAGTCATGTATAGAGCGATGGCGGCTCCAAGAAAATGGCGGCCATAGCTTGCTAACGCTGCTAGAAGTTTCTCCTGCATTGTTACCTTTCCATCATTATTAAAGTCTTCTTTCATAAAGACCTCCTATTTCTGAGCACCATGCCCAGGAATTTTGGGAGTTACCCCAATTCTTATTATACGCCTATTATGCCGAAATGTCTACAATCTCACAATTTCCGTCTGAAGTACAGGCTAAAGTTTGTGTTCCGCTAGTTCCATCTTCTGTCTCGTAAAAAGATAAATCTTCCCAACGAATTGAAGACGGCATTTTAGCGAGGAGTTCTAAATATTCCGACTCAGTTACTTCTTGGTAAGGAGCCTGCTTATATGAGTGGTCTGAATGTGGCAGGAACGAAATACCTGAAACCTCATCAAAATGCTTATATACCCAAGCACCTACTTCCATCCATTCATCTTCTTTTACAGATACCGTAATAGATGGCTTATGCTCACACCATGCACGTTGATAGACAAGCCATGTGTTTAGGTGCTCAATAGCAGTAAGATCATTACGAAGAATTGCTCCTTCTGGAGCCTTTACTGGAAATGAAAATACATAAGTGTCGTTTGGCTTCATAAAATCATCTTCTACTGGAATGCCAACTTCTTTTAAGAATGTTGATAGAGGATCTTTTTTATCCCCACGAACTGTGCGAATATAATACTGTGAATGCCATGCATGCATTCCTGAAGATACTCCTACCAATTGAGATACTGTTCCAGAAGGCTTAACACATGTAATTGCAGCGGAGGCTGGAATATTAAGAGCTTCTGCCATTTCAGCATTTATCTCTCTTGCGTAAGACCTTAAATCTTCAAGGGTTTGCTCAAGTTTCTTTAAATCTTGTTTTCCAGAAAAGAACTTATTCCCAAATTGTCCAGTTAGGGATACTCCAAGTAGGCGTTCTTCTTCTGTATTATCTTTCCAGATTTTACGAAGATACTTAAAGTCTGTAAGGGTAGACTGCCAAGTGCCAAGAATAGTGGCTAGGCGTACCTTTTCTGCCACCGTCTTAGCGGTATCATTTTCACGAATTACAACTTCGGATAGATTACAAAACTGATAAGGTCGTAGGATAATTTCTGAGCATGGGTTAGTTCCATAGTGGACTTCTGGATCTCTACGTCCCCATTTTGCTGCTTGTTTTTGAGCTGCTGCAACATTGTATATGCCACGCTCACCTGATTTTGAGTCATACAGGTTTTTCCATTCCGCAATAAACTGTTCCATTTCTGGCTTACGAGAATATGCTACTGAATTATTTGATAGGGCTCGTTGTGAATTATTCTCCCACCAGTTTCCAGACTTTGCTGCCGCCATTTCAATATCATTAATATTAGAAAGAGAAATCATTGCAGAGCGACGAACTCCACCAACAACCACAATTTCACCAATCTTACACATTATATCGTGAGCCTCAATAGGTTTCAACTGACGACCTGCTGCAGATTTAAACTTTGCAATTGTAAAATCAAAAAGATTGATCAATGGTTGTGGTCCTGATGAACGACCACCCATTGTCTTAAGACGTGCACCTGCTGGTCGAAGTTTAGAAACATCAATTGCTGGAATCTGTCCAGCCCAAAGCATTGCAAGTAGTTCACGATAAGACTTTGCCCAACCCTGCTTTGAATCTTCTACAACGATAGTAGTTGTTGATTTCTCAAATGATTCTGGGACGGCAGGAAGTTTGTTCACATACTTATACTCTACAGAGAATCCTACACCTGTTCCACACATCAAGATATACATTGTTTCATCAAATGAACGAGGAGAATCTACTGGAACAAATGAGCAGTTATATCCTGCAACATGGTCTCTGTCAAGAGCAGCACCAGCAGTCATTACTGCTCGCATAGAAGGCATTACGTTTCTATCATATACTGCTTGCTTAAGCTCTTCTACTAAAGATGACTTTGGCTCATAGTTATAGTTTGTAAACAAATGATCTAAAATAAATGCGAAGTATCTATCTACTGTTTCACCCCATGTCTCTCTGCGATTTTCTTCAGGGATCCATCTTGCATAGCGTGACAATGCAATAAAGTTTTCATAGGGATTTTCAATAGTTCTTGACATTTTTAGATAAAGCTCCTTCTCCGCCTTGCGGTTAATAAATTTTTAGTGAGATACCAATTCTACCAAACTTTAATTAGCGTGGGAAGGGGTTATGAGAATTTTTTAAAAATATGATCAAAAGAATTCTTAGTCAACTTAATCCAATTGTATTCTTCATGTATTTTAGTTGACTGAGCATAATAGTATCCAGAATAAGCATTAAAATTAAAAGATACATCTCTCATAAGTTCAAGTAGATGTTGATAGTTTGGTTCAAATACTTTTCCAGGGTGGGCATGAGTCCATTCTGAATCTACCAATTCCGATCTTAATTTAAGCGGGCCAAGATAATCTGAATAATGTGCCCAATCATAAGTAGATATAACTGGCATGCCTGTTGCTAAAGCCTGAAGAGGTATAAAGCCAAATCCTTCTCCGTAGCTAGGATAAATTAAAACATCATGATCATGATAAAGCTTAACTAGTTGCTCATCTGTATATTCATCAAGAATGATCTTTACGTTATTATAAACTTCATTAGGTAATCCAATAATATTCTTTTCTATAAAGTTATTATATACACGAGTTGTATTTTGTTTATATGCTTTTATTGTTAATTGATATTCTGGATTATTTCCAAATAAGAATCCGAATGCGTCAACCACCATTTGTCCCGCTTTTCTTGGAGCGGGTTCTCCAAGATGAAGGAACTTAATTACACCATCATCTTTTCTTCGTTTTGGTTTCCAGATATCTTCTATTCCATGTGGATACACTTTAACATCTTTATATCCATTATCTTGAAATACATTTGCACACCAATCAGATGTTGTCCATATCTCATCAACTAAAGATAGATTCATTCTCCAAACTTCTGGTATAACTGTAGATTCCCAAGGAGTGTAACTAATTTGATACTGATTACGATGCATTTTAAAATGATTAGGCTGAGAAAAGTTTAATTGAACTGGAGCTTTAGGATATTGAAATGGGACTTCGTGGCCTAAACTTTGCAAAGATTTAACTATATTATAGCCAGCATAACCATATCCATTAGAGGTTTTTAGGTTAACTCTTGGTGTTGAGAATGATATTTGCATATTTTTTTCTGGTTGACCGACTTGACAGTAATTTACTGACAATGCTATTATATAAGTTCGTTATCTCTTCAAAGGAGGAAATGCCAATGGAGAATATAAAACAGCGATTGAGTGATGTTGCTCATAACTGGACCGCTATAGGAATGATAACATTATTTCTATTTGGTGTCCAGCCTGAAACATTACCAGCCGCAAAAGCTCTTCTGGTTGAACAAGCAATTGTTAAATCTGAAGATACAAAAACAGAAGCACAACTGAAAAAAGAAACGCTGGAAAAATTCAGCAATACTGTATACAAAGCATCTGAGTCTTTAACAGACAAAGAATTGGTACAGCTTCTCAAGGCCGTAGGCTTTGAGGGCAAAGGCCTTAGAATGGCTTGGGCCGTAGCTAAGAAGGAGTCTAACGGACGCCCATTAGCGTATAACGGAAACAGGAATACTGGAGACAGTTCCTACGGAATTTTTCAGATCAATATGCTGGGAAACCTTGGTGTAGATCGTAAAGAAAAATTCGACCTGGATAGTAACTACACGTTATTTGATCCAGTAATTAACGCAGAGATAACGTATCATATGACACAGGGCGGCGCAGACTGGTCATCTTGGAAGGGTTTAACTCCAGCCACAAAAGTGTGGTTAGAAAAATTCCCTAATTAGGAGATAAATTGAAGATACAGACAGTATCTAAATATTTAGCCTTAGCAGAAGAAGGCCTTGTTCCAGAACTTAATTGTCCTCTGGATCAGGGCCTTCTAATGCCTAATCAAGATTTAGATGATAAAATATATCTATATTGCTTATCATGTCAATATAAAAAAGAGATTGGTTTAAAGTTTTATGAACAACTCAGAGAACAAATTGAAAGATCTAACTGACCCAATTAAAACCGACGGCGGGGAAATTAAAGAAACAGACGCCATGGGTAGAGAAAAATTTTGGGAAGATCTAGGAAGACCAAATGACTGAAGAACAAAAATCAGAAAATCTAGAAGATAACCTAGAGATGGTTAATTATATTATGCTGCATAGAATATATGACCTTTTAACATTAATTTCAAATAAACTTGTTGGCCCAGAAGATACGGCAAAAATGGTTGCATATCATGACCAAGGATATCTATTAGGACCATCCCCTTCATATACCCCAGATAATTCTCAAGAAAACAGTTGACTTAAAAAAAACATTGTGTGATACTTAGTATTGTACGGGTTGTAGCATCCCACCAACTTTTGCTCCCCGTGCTTACGCTTCGGCGTAGCAAGACCCAATCGGATCCGCCTCTGATTGGGTTTTGTCCTTTATAGGCGGTATAATAAGAGGATGCAGACAAGACATAAGATAGTAACTCTATCAACATCAGCACCTACGGCTTTAACATACGAGGATAATGTTCAATCTAGCTATACGTTAGTAATTCAAAACAATAATGATTCTGGATATGTTTATATAGGGTCTTCAAGTGTTTCAACATCATCCTACGGATATAAACTATTTCCTGGGCAAGGGCTGACGGTAGAGCTTTCTGCTTTTAATAGACTGTATGCAGTCTGTTCAACAAATACTATGACTGTATCTCTATTGGTGATAGAACGTGCCATTTAATACAGTTGGCATAGGACCAATTCCTGCCCACCCTCCAGTTCATTGGAGCCCTGTATTTTCAGCTACTGGATTAACATTTACTGGAAGCGGA